TCGGCAGATGTGGACGAAAGCACGATTGAAAGTATTAAATCGAATATCAGAAGTTATTTGCGTGATGTGTCTTTTGCAAACGGATATGTGTCATACGCAAAAATAGGTCAAACCATATTGAATACAGACGGTGTTGATGATTATTCAAATTTGAAAGTCAATTCAAAAACAGAAAATATCGCAATATCCGAAACTGAAATTGCCGTTCTTGGGGGTGTTGCCGTTGGCTGATGTAGGACAGAATTTACCGTCGTACTATAAAAAGTCACGGTATATAAAAGCATTAAATACACCCGTCAATGCGGAATTTGAACGTTTGTATGAGTTGATAGAAATGTTTATGAAAAACAGATTTATTGACAGTGCCGATGAAGATGCCGTAAGAGAATATGAAAAAAGTTTGGGTATATCAGAAACCGGCAATACCCTTGAGGCACGAAAGAGCCTTATTAAAATAAGAATGAGAGGGTCGCAAACCTCAACAAAGGCGAATTTGCGGGCGGTAATTGAGAGTTACGGTGTATTGGTTGATATAACCGAAGATATTAAGAATTACAGTTTTACGGTGATTTTTCATCAACCGAATGTGCCGGAAAGTGTGATTAAGAATATTATCGAGGATCTGAAACCGGCACATTTGTCGGTATTATATGCGTATGAATATAGCGGAACATTTGAATTTGCCGACCACGAAAATGACTATAACATTGAAACAGGATTTGCCGATGGTAACGGCCACGGCGGTTACTTAGGAAATATTTAAGAGGGGAGAATAAATGTATGAATTTTAATAATAGTTTGCCCGAATGGAAGAATACAGGCACCGAGCCGAGCGATAGTCTGAAAAACGACGGATTTAAAGCCGGATATAAACCGTCGGCAAATGTTTTTAATTGGTTTTGGAGTTTGGTAAGTAAGTGCATTACTGAAATTCAGTCAAAACTGTCAAATGAAGAAACCGCAAGAACAGAGGCGGATAAGAATTTGCAACAACCGACATTTACAGAGGCAAGCACACGAGTTAATATAACTTCCGGTGAAACGCTGAGTACATTGTTCGGCAAAATAAAAAAGTTTTTCACTGACCTAAAAACAGTAGCATTTACAGGGTCATATAATGACCTGTCTAACAAACCGACATCAATGAAAAATCCTAATTCATTGACATTGACAATGAACGGCTCGGCAACGAACTATAACGGTGCATCGTCAGCGAGTAAGTCGTGGTATGCACCAACGAGTGTGGGAACGGCAGGGTATAATTTGATTAGTAATGGTAGTGGTGCTCCTGTATGGCAACAACCACCTTATGCGGTATGCAATACAAGTGGAAGTACAGTAGCAAAAACAGTTTCCATAACGAATTTTAAACTTGTTACAGGTGTGCGTGTGTTTATCAAATTTACATATGCACACGACTCAACAACAAAAGCCACTCTAAATGTAAATAATACAGGTGCTAAAAGTATCAGATACAAGGGGTACGGTGTTTTTAAGGGTTATAATGGTGGTGGTAGCAACTCCACAGACAAACAATACCCAAATACTTGGGAAGCAGGTGAAATTGTTGAATTTATATATGACGGTACAGAATGGGTAAGTATCCTCGAAAAAAGAAAAATCGACCACAGCAATATAGTAGTAGGTACAATTAATGTTGACGGTTACAGAATACCTCCTTCAATAAATGATGTTGATTTTATGTGTGGAATTGACGGAAAGTCTGATGTTGAGGTAATACAAGAGGCTATAAATGCTTCGAGAAATGGTTCGAGGATAATTTTAAAAAGAGGTAAATATTCAATAGACGCTCCTATTTATATGTGCGGAGGTAATCACGCTGATAAGCTGTTTGGTGAGCAAGCAACTGATGTACCTAAATTAAATTTTAGTAATAATGGTATCATAACTTCACGGAGCAGTTCTTCTGACTCAAAAGTGTCTTATCCATTATATTTTGAGAATATTTCAATGGAGCTAACGCCACAATTATGTATTGAGGCGACTAATATATATTTCGATAATACGTATTCAAGATTAGATGTTACCACAGTACAGAATTTGGGAAGTACACCTATTAAGTCATCTGGTTTGTTTAAAGTGAAAAATGGGAGTAGTATTGACCTTTGGATTAGAAGTAGCTCAAGTTATATATGTTATTGTGGTATTGATTGTACCAAAATAGAGATAGATGACAGCTCTATATCATTGCAGAATGAGTGTTCGTCAACGCAAGGTGCAGGTGGTGATGATTTAAACTTTATTTATAACACTGACGCAACAGGATATATACGAAATAGTAAACTAACGGGACAAGGTAATGGTAGAACAAATTTTATAAACGGGAAAGTGACTATTGATGAGTGCGATATTACCCTGAAAAATAGAAATCATTCATTATGTCACTACACCACAGACACAGAGCAAAAGTTATGTTCATTAAGAGATTGCACTATCAATTATACAGCAAGTACATATTTGACTTTTGGTAAAATTGAGGGGTGTTTTTTCATAAATAAGGTTACTGCTGTTAGTTCGTCCGAGAATAACAAGCTTCAAATACTTTGCCCAACTCAAATGATAGGAAATACTTTTATTGGACGTTCTGAAATGAATTTTAATTCAAATAAAGTACAGTTTATAGGCAATGCAATGCAGTATTCACAATCCTATACATCATTTCCGACAGGAAGTGTTAATACAGGAACAATGATTACGGGATAAGGAGGACATAATGGATATAATTGATAATTTTTCGATAATAAATAATCAAATATGTTTAAATAGCTATAAATTAGTTATACGTCACTACAAAGATATTGACAAAAAAGAGTTTGTAGATAAAGACTATTATGTAAATGATGATAGGTTAATTGAGTTAGAAACTCAAATTATACCAAAACACCAACTTTTGGAACTTATATCAAAGGTAAAGCTTGATAATGAACAGTATTCCTATATGAGTGGTCTTGAAGTAAAAACGCAAGATTTTAACAAAGAAATTAATGAAATTGCTTCATATGGTAGTAAAGAAGCATATGAAGCGTCTTTGCCACAAGCACAGGATGAATTTAATCTTGATATGGACTACAGAATGTCTAAGATGGAATTAGGATTATAAAGAGGAGGAAATATCAATGACATATGGATATTGTAAAAAAATAATTGCAAGCGGTAGATATGATAAGAATTCGATGAAGGATAAACTTGACGTGTTTCTTCTTGCAGAACGTATTACTGATGATGAATACAAAGAATTAATGCAAATGATGGAGGGTTAATTTATGGATAAGATTTTTAATTGGACAAGTACGGTTATTGGAATTGTGGGCGGATTTTTCGCCGCAATATTCGGTCAATGGGATAGTAT